GCGTCGTCCGCATCATCCACGAAACAACATTCAATCAACATTGCTTTTGCCTTGGTCTTGCGGAGAACGTAGAGGTCTTTGTTGACCTTCACGCCGCGATTCTTGAAGCCTAACGCGGCAATAGCATCACAGACCTTTTTCGCCTGTGGTACGCTGTTGTCGTAGGTGTAGACCTCTACGCCTGTGGTCTTGCCGTTTCCGGCGGAATCTCTAGCCCCGGAGTTGAAATGAATAGATACATCCAAATCAACTGTGCGGGCGTTGCACTTGGCAACAATCTTGCTCAATACGTCCGCCTGTGATGTTCCGTTGTCAACGGTGCAATCATACACGGTATGACCCAACAGAGCCAGCTGGCGGATAACTTCATTCTTGACCGCCCGCGCCTCGGTGGATTCCTTCAAAAGTCCAATAGCACCACAAGCAATTTTTCCGTCCGGGTTGTGCCCAGCATGTAAGTTAATTCTCATGTTTTCCCTCCTCGTCTGCTTTCTGCTTCAAAATATCAATCGCATTTGTAACAATGGCTGGATACTGCAACCCCATCATGCCGCCATTTTCCACGATGGATACAAACTCATTCGCACAAAAGCCGATAATCATAGCGTTTTTGATGTAGTCCGTACCAAGTAGAATATCAACGAGGCTACCCATTGACACGATCAAAATCACCATGGCTTTTTTAATCAGCCCTTGGAAACCAATCTTGGAGGATGCGCCCCCGGTCTTTGTCTTTTTCGACTTCTTGAACCAAATAGCCACGGCTAAACCGCTAAAGTAATCAGCCGCCAAGAAGGCAATCAGAATCAGCATGGCAAGGTCGATTCCGCCGAAGATGTGGAGAAGTGCCGCCCCCACAATGCCAATTAGTCCGTACAGTTGTTTTGCGTACATCATTTTTCTCTCCTTCACTAAAAAAGGACGCCCGAAAGCGTCCTAGACTATGAGTTGCGCCCGCTTTGGAAGGGTGTGGGCAAACCCTATTAAGACCGCCGCCACGAATGTTACGGCGGTACGTTCCAAATAAAAAGAAGCACAAGCTTCGGACACTTGCGCTTCTTTAAGAAGTTCACGGAGAAATTTAATCATCCGCTAACCATTTTTAAAATCAAATTTAGTTTAGCAAATTCTTTCGTGTGTTTCAACCTTTATCCAATGTCTACACTCCCAGTTATCACAGAGCATCTATCCTAGCCTTCAACTCATTGATAGCACCGACTATGGTCTTGTTTGTGGTTTGGAGTGAGTTGTCATCCTTTGGTTGCATACCTACCCAATCAGACCATGTAGTTGTACCAGCACGTTTTCTTACGGCGACTTCATTTCCAAAATAGTTGATTTTTAATTGAGTTTGATATCTGCTATTCGCATATTGACCAAGAACAACTCCTGTACCGCCTTGCAAAAATGCCACATACGTTGAATCGCCGGGTAAAGTAGATATCCATTCATCCAAAACCTCATATACTGTTTGGCTCTGATTTGCGGCAACAGATGTAGAGTATAATTTGGTACCAAAGCGTTTGGTAAACCACTGTTCCATAATCGTCAACGCTCTATTACTCAACGCTCCTTGCTCATATCCTGTGACATCAGTAGTGGATTGAGTAGTTATCATTGGGTAGATGGTCATTCCTGTACCGAAGTCGGCATTTCCCTTGATTACTAGCCCAAGATTGAAATATGGATAAGCATCTGTTAATTCAAAATCACGGTTATTTCCATTGTCATTGTTTCCAATGTTGGTCATCACCTTATTAGCATCGTATTTATATGCTACTAGGAATGCTTTCCCTTGGATTCTTCCGCCAACTGTGTCACCCCATAATCTATACTTCCCGCTTGGAAGGATACCCATTGGAGTATCCCCAATACTTCCTGTGGTTACAAAGTTTGGAAATATGATAGTGGTTGTATAGCTTTGACCGCTTGTTTCAGCACCACTCAACGTAATACTTCCGTCAGCATTGGTTTTCATAGTTACACCATTTCGGGTATAGTTAATATCCGCAGGTACTACTAGGTTGCGGGTGTTGTTGAGGTTCAATCTGTCCGTCACCTTCCCTGCGTCCGTTGACATAGCTGTTGCCGCCGCCTGCTCTGCTCGGTCTGCGTCTGCGCTTGCCTGGGCCGCATATTCGGGAATCTGCTGTAATATCGGCAAATCGGTCTCGCTGATAACCACGTTATCCTGCAAGGCGGCACGCTCAACGTCAATGATAAAGTTAATCGTGGAGATTCGGTTGTTGCCGTAGCGAATAGTCAACTCACACTCGACTTCTCCTGCAAATACGGTCATCTGCTCCTCGATTGCAAATGAAATCCCATCAGTAAGGTCGCAGTTGTACTCGAATCCTGTGTTGTCGGCTTTCGTGCCGCTGACTGTCACAGTTGCGTTGCTAGGCAGGGTGTATGCCGTTGAGCCATCATAGAGGGTGACGTCTACTTCTTGGCCGTGGTCGTACTGACTAACGTTAATCCTCGGTAGAATCCCCTGTGGTATTAGATTCAGAATCAGTTGATACATTCTCTTTCTCCTCCTTATTCTCTTCCTGTGGTTCCTCTACAGGTTCTTCGGCAGGCTCATTAAGTGGAACTTCTGCCGATGGTTGCTCGATATTAAGGCTTAACGCATCAGATAATCGCTTGGCTAACTCTGCCTCAGTAAAGTTGATTGCGTTAGGGATAACCTTAACGCTTCCATCTGTCTTTATTACGGGATAGGAAAGTGAAAACCGCCCATCCTCGCTTACAGATATCATAGGTTCTACATCGATTGTAATTTCCATATTTTATCTCCTTAATTTGGTGAACAAATAATGCCATTCTTTACAGCGTACATATTGTAACGGCTAACATACGGGAAGTTAATTGTTGAGCCATTCAAATCAGTTAAGCAGGTGATGTATGTATATTCCAACGAGTACACGGAATTACCACTATCTAGCGATATATAGTAATTTCCGCCTTGCTTTGGTAGGATTCGCCCACCAAGTCCAATTCTATCTGCCTCAATGCTTATACCCTCTCCTGCACCTACCCCGCTCCATGAGGATACCCCACTGATTCTAGATAACAAGGAACCATTGCTATTTAGGATGGCCATTTGTCCTTGTGATATTTGCATCTTTCGGTTGCCGGAAACAGAAGTAACAAAAGAAGAACCTGTAATGGTAGTGCCATCGATTGATGAACCGCTCTTAATCTGCCCCTTAATTTCTGCGGAAGATGCCTTTAGGTTGCCATTGGTATCTACTTGAAATGTGCCGTTTCCGTTATTAAAGGATGAACCCGTAATAGTTGCGGATGATATATTAACAGATTGCATGTCAATACTTTTTAACGTTCCAGCTGTAATGAAATCTGCCACGAATCTTCCGTCAATCGTCCATGCTGTGGTGAATGGACCATTGTATCCGGTGGTTGAGAAGCCGATTCCGTTCTTATTCATCCGGATCACGTTGGTGGCCGTGGTCACATCGTCCGTGTCCATGATCAGAATCTCTTCGGGCTTTCCGTCTGCGTTCTTCTTCAGAATGACGTATCCACCCAATCCACCACTAATCAGATTGGTAGCGGAGTTGATTGCGGCCTCCATAGCATCTGCAGTCGGTTTTGCCTTAACCTCTTCGAAGATGTCCACCACTTGGCTCGTCAAGGATGACCGAGCCTCACCAATCTCTATGGAGCGGTATCTCTCCTTTAATACGTCATAGTCGGTCTTGATGACCTTTGCCTGTGCAGATATACCCAACTTCTCGAAGTAGACTGTGACAGTATCACAAAGGTACACTCTCTCAAGGCTTGCGAGATTCTTATATTCTTCGGTCTGCCAAAGAGCCACGAAGGATACTGTGATGTTGACCTTCGGGATTCCCTTGCCATTGATGTATGCCTGTGCCCTTGCTCTAAGCTGTGCCTCCGTTGGCATAGTCTGAAAATCACTAGAGAAGTCCACAACCTCCGTCCTGTGATACGGATACAAATTGGCATTGGTCGAATAAACGACTTTCTCTGTCAAGGTGACAAGACCTTCCTCACCTTTCCAAAATGGACAACAGCCTGTTACACAGTTCTCTATGTTCTCTTCTTGGTTGATGTCCGTGATATTCTTGCCATAGTTAAGGACTACACCTCTATCAGTTCCACGATGAGCGTAGAGCTTGACTGTTCGATTATCATAGCCAAACTCACCGCCATAGACATCTAGGATTGAACCTTTAACTCCGCCCATGCGTGAGCGGATACTTGCAGGAACATCCTGCGTATATGTAGCGGTTGTGGAGATGTCCGTCCAAAAGGTGAATGGATTGTTCTCCAAGGAGTTGTCCTTCAGTCCTTGGAGTGCCTGTGCCGCATTCGCCGCCGTGAATGGTCCGCAAGGAATATGACTCAACTGGTAGGAGATATGATTCGCCATGATCTTGACGTGTCCATTGATTGGCTTGGTGATTTTGTAAATTTGAAATAACTGATTGTTAAGCCCATCCCCCGGCTTGGCAAAGATATAGCAGGAATGCTGAATGTCTGAATAGTGCATTCCCTCAACAGGGTAGACCATCTCAAGGTTGTACTGTCCGTTCCTCTCCTCGATAATATTGCAGGAGATAGCATCGGACAGCCGCCCTAGTCCATTTCGAGAGAATACAGTTGTGTCTTTTGAATAAAGAATAGGAATCATGCTCGCCACCACCTTGGAGTGATTTCTACTTTAGTCACAGACCCACCAAGGGTGATTCCTGTCTCGCCCTTTAGTACTGGGAATGTGTAGTTAGTAACACTAATGTTTCCGTTGCAATTCGTGGCACCCTTGTAGGCATCCATCGTCTCGCAATCAATGTCCGTGTATTCGTTGGCAGAGAATATCGTGATGGTCGTACTTCCGACCCCGACTGTGCCTGTGCCATACACCCTTATCAAGGGTTTAGCCTCTTGATAGGTTGGATTCTTAATGATTCCGTCAGATGTGAAGGTGATAACTCTCTCACCTTCCTTGAGAAATCTCTGCGGCTTAACGTCAAATGTGAGGTCGAATTCGCCCGCCAGGTTTGCCGCCGAATTCTTCGGCTTGATACCACCCTTGTAGATGCCCATTCTGTACTCATCGGGATGGTATGTGTCCTCTAATCTGACATAACCTCGGAGACTACCAAGGTAGTCCTCAAGGTCTGCCAAATTCTGCTTGTAGTTCCTCGTGATGAACGCAGGATAGGTTAGGGAGCGATTCTTAAACCTTCCATTGTCGAAGGTCAAATCTCCATTCCTGCCAGGAACCGAAACAGTCTCATAATCACGCTCGGGGGAGGCGAATGTACCTTCCCCCGAGATGTAGATATTAAAATCTTCGGTGGACTTGCCACCGATGGTCATGTAGTTCCTAATTAAGCCCATACAGCCTCCTGTCTTGCAATCTTGTCAGCAATACGTGCCTCAACTTCGTCTGCAATCTCTCGTGCACTCTGTCCCTCTGCTCCATTTACTACGATGGAGAATCCACCATAGTTATTGGTCTGCATCGGCTGTGCAATTGCTCCTGCTACTTGGTTAGCCGCATTCTCGACCTCGCCAAGATTCTGAATCATTCCATCGGATAAGCCCTTCATCATGTCGGGCATCCATGTGTGGAAATTTGATAGCGGACCAACATCAGGCTCGGAGAAGTGGAGTCTATCACTAATTGATTGAGCCACTCTATTGATTGCGTTCTTAACATCACCAATCTTGCCAGTAATTCCGCTGACCAAGTTGCCAATCAAATCACGTCCCCATGTCAAAGCTGAATTTGCCAACCCCGAGAACGTACTGGAAATGGAGTTTCTGATGTCTCCCAACCTTCCACCCGTGATGGAATTCATTACATCAAATCCAGTCTTAAACTGTGTGGTCAACACCTGCCATGTAGCCGCCATGGTTCCTCTAATACCACCGCCATTCTCCGTGAATGCGGTCTTGATTTCATTCAATCGATTCGAGGAAATCTGCTTGATATAGTTTCCACCCTCATTGAACTTGCCCTTGACGTTATCCCACATTTGAGAGGTGGATTCTTTTAGTTGGTCCCACTTCTGCCCTACATGGTCTTTTAACTCGGTAGACTTTGCCTTGATAGTGTCCCAGTTCTTATAGATAGCCACACCACCTGCAATGACTCCTGCGATGATTGCACCACCAATTAGGAATGGAGCCGCCGCCGTTACTAATGGGCCTATTGCTGTCACCAAACCGCCAACGGATGGTATAACCCCTGCGACTTTGGTTCCAATACCTCCAATGCTAGTAGCCAATCCTGGTAGTTTCGGGAGGATTTTGCCGCCTGTCTCGACTAGACCACCGATTCCCGAAGTCATGCGTCCCAATCCGCTCAACAATGGTCCTGCGGTGGCTGTGATTGCCGCCATCTTGATGATCGTCTGTTGCTGTCCCTCGTCTAGTCCGTTCCACGCATCCGCCAAGGTGTGGACTACATCTCCGAGTCCCTTCATCATATCTGTCAGCATCGGACCTGCGGTTGTCACTAGATCAGCACCAACCACCTTCAGCTCGTTCATGGTGGTCTGCATCTTATCCATTGGGTCTAGTGTATCTGAATAAGTAGAGTCAACTGTTCCTGCGAAGTCACTCATTGATGTACCGAGTGCATCGAATGACATTCGTCCACTCTCTAATGCAGATATAAGTTGCGGTCCTGCCTTTGTGCCGAACAGCGAAAGGGCCTCCGCCTCCGCCTCGGCCTGTGTTGCTCCGTTTTGCAATCTATCCTCAAGGTCAGAGAGCATGGTGTTCATGTCCGTGCCGTTCTTGATAGACTCTGCATAGGCTTTTTTCAAGCCAGTCATTGCCGCTGTGGTATCAACGCCATTCTTCTCTAAATTGCCGAGCATAATAGCGGAATCGCTAACGGATAAGTTCATTTCCTGCAAGGTAGTCGCATTGGTCTGTAAGGACGATGCAAGATTATCAACTGATACTCCTGTGTCCTGTCCTACCTTGGTTAATGTATCAAGATAGAGACCAGCATCCTTGGTCTGTACCTGCCAAGCCGCCATTGAACTCTGAACATTATCAATAGATGTAGATACGTCCGTGTTATTGATTTCGGCAAACTCTACAAACTGTGTGGATAATGTCTCCAGTTGTTCACCAGTAGCACCAAATCGGGTATTGACTTCTCCGACCGCATCTGCCGCCGCTTGGAAGTCAACAGGGATAGTCGTTGCAATGCCCTCAACGATGTCCTGCATCCCTGCAAGAGCCTCTCCTGTTGCTCCTGTCTTGGTGACAAGCGTGTCCATGGCGGTGTCTACTTCCTTGAATGCCGCAACGCTTGCCGCACCGATTCCAACGATTGGAGCGGTTACACCCTTGGTCAGCCCATCGCCAACCTTGGAAATACCTGAACCAACGGAGGAAATCTTTCCGCCGACCTCTTCGAACTTCTTTCCAACCATATCCAGGTCAGAAGGCATATTCTTCAGTTCGGTCTCCATGGCATTGAGTGCCGCAGTAGCCTTGGCGATGTTCTCTTCCATCTTCAGAGCCGCCGTGGAATCCTCGCCATACTTGTCTTTCGTCTTGGCGAGTTGTTCGTTCATCAGAGCGATTTTCTCTTTTTGAGCGTCAATCTGCTGATTCAACTTCTCCTTGACTTGGCGATTCTGCTCAATCGTCTTTGCCTCGCCATCGAATGAGGACTTGAGTGACTTCAACTCTGCACCAAGGGTCTTGGTCTGCTGTGTGATGTTTTGTAGCGACCGCTTGTACTCGGCCTCGCCATCTACTCCAATCTTTACTCCGATATCCTGCATCGTTCTACCTCAACATCATCGTCTCTTCGAATGATAGTTTCTTCTTCTTCGGGGTAGCGTTCCCCGAGTATATTGCCTCACACGCAAGCAAATCATTGAAGAAGTGCCAAGGGCACTCCATAATCTCCTCACGTGTCATGTTCAACTTCTTGCCGTAGAAATAGAGCCAAGCCTCATTTATTTCGATGGCTTGGCTTTTCCTTTTTTTGGGGTAGCCTCCACAGTTCTCTCGCCTCGTAAGGTGCGGAAAACTTTGTCCGAGAACTCATTGAATTCCACATTATCCATCTCGAGGATGTCATCCTTTGTGAATACTGCGTAGTTCTCTTGGAGGTTCACCTCCTTGCCCTGATCAATTCTCTTCTTCAGCTCGTACTCGTGATTCAGAATGCGAGCCACCTTGTAGAGATTATCAATGGACTTTTCCTCCTCACAATCGAAAAGGCTACCGAGCTCATCGATAGCCTTTGATTCTGTGAGTTGAGCGATATTGATTCTCGCTCTTACGTTAAATAGAAAATTGATGTCGTCCCTCATATCTTCCCTCCTACTCTGTCGTTACACTACTGGACACATTGAAATAGTCCTTAATCATCTGCTCTGCGGCCGCCTCTGTGGTCTGCTCCTCGCCAATCTTTCTCCAGGTATGGTTAGAAGTGTCATCACGGAACAGGTTAGCGGTCAAAGTCTGTGACTGCCACTCAATCTCTGCCTCCTGTGTCTTTGCCTCGACTCCCTCAACAGCGAACTTGGTCTTGGTCAACACATAAGGCACATAGGTAGTCACACCGCCGCTCATGAATCGAGCAACGAATCCAACTCCCATGTATGGAGCAACAGCAGAATCGCCCTCATCCATCCATCCGTCACTATCAGCTGTTGGAAGTCCGTAGATTAACTTGCGAGCAGAATCAAGCAAGCCATCTACTACTAACTCAACAGTTCCATCGGTGAACACACCATCAGCACTCTCTGCTACCTGGTTGTCAGCGTAGAACTTGTTATCATTAGAGGAGTTAGCGGATACTTTAACGCTCACACCTCTTGCTAATCTCTGTGCCAGGGAATAAGTAACCACTCCTTCGGATGCGGCATACTTTGCAACCCACGGCAAAGAAAAACCTGTGCAAACTCTTCCGAATTCAGACATGATTTTTTCCTCCTTAATTCATAATCTGTTGGATTTCTTCGTCTATTACTAGCTCCATCGCCTTCTCCGCTTGGTCTTTTGCAGACCTGCAAGCAGGAGCAATAAATGGAGTCTTTTGGTGCCACGAATTGCCCGACTCAACCGTTCGGGCTATCATAGAATTAGGCTGTCCGTTAGGATATTTCTCGGTCTTGGTTTCGTTATAGCCATCAAATCCTAGCTTAACGTGGATAAATCCATCCTTGTCCTGTTTCGGTGCAATACCAAAGCCATCAAGTAGCCCCTTCTTCTGCGATTCCGTCACGCCTCGGGTCAAGAACTGATTCTTGGTTGACTTCTTCGCCTCGGGGAGCCCTTCAATGCCTTTTCGCACTTCATCAGCGACTATCTTTGCACCTTGGTAGATAGCCTTGCCGCACATTCCGTCCGTCAACTTGTCCATCTTTTGTAGGTTTGCAAGATATTCGTCCAATCCCTTACCGACTTCGAACTTTGCCATAATCAACACCAAAATCTGTACTCGTAGTGGATGAGCTTGGTCTCGTCCTCGTACTGCACCGAGTTCAGCTCGCAGGTGGCTACACCATTGAGGGCACTCGGAGGGGAGTCGAATAGAGCATCAAACTCATCACTTGAGTAAATATCAATAGTTCCTGTGGCAGATACTTCTCCGTTACAGTTATCCGCATTGAAAGTATCTCCACCTTCTTCCATCCAAACGATGTAAGGAGCCTTAACGTTGGCGGGTTTGGTGTAGTGGTACACCTTATTCCCCATCGCCTCCACTAGGGCTGTTTTCACCGCTTTCAATCGGTCCTGCAACGTCATAATAATCCTCCACTTTTTTCAGAGTCAGGTCGATGCAATCCTTCCCAACTATCTCTTGACATACATCAATTTGATATTGGTCGCCGTTGTCCAGTACTACATACATCCCATCAGTCGGGGTGGACGTGTTGAACACTCTGACGATCATGTCGAACTTGTGGTTCGCCCCCATAGCCGCATAGATACGGTTATACGATGCGGACTTCTTCGCATAATAGTCAGACTCAAGGACTACTAATCTATCCTGTGGCATCATTCCTGCCTCTGCCGTATTCTCTAGGGAGCAAATCTGCAAAATACCCTCGTCATGCATCACTATCACCCCAATCCGTGTACCCTGTCGCCATGGACAGTTGAGCCTTCTGCTCGTCATAGGATGCCTTTAGTCGGTCGTAGTCATCGGGTGAGCCGAAATGCAATTTGCAGTAGGTACAGATTGCTGTCTTGCAGATTGCATCCAAATCCATTGGCAACGTTACTCCCGCAATGCCTAAATCCAACTTGGCTGAATCTATGAGATTATTCAGTTCATCGTTATACGCATCAGAGGTGATGCGGAGTGATTTCTTAACTAGGTCTAACATTTACTTGTCTCCCTATTAAATGCTTGATAAAACTGCTTATTTACCACGGAATATGAGCAATGGCCCAAGTCGATTGATGGGTCTGCCCATATCTTATAACCACACTCTCTCGCACGGAGACAGAATGCGACATCCTCGCCCACTCTATCAAATGGAGAGAACAGGTCGTGGTGTTTAGCCATCATACTGAATAGGACATCGGACTTCATCAGAACACATCCAAAGCCGCATCCACCTACCTCGAATAATTCTTCGTGGATGTAGTTAAAATCCGTGTGGTGACATTCACCATTGACCATCTCCAACTGATTGAACAGTACTGGAGTATAAGGTGGACGTCTGCGGTAATACACCCCGGTCAGAATATCCAAGTTCTTCTCCTGCATCGTGTTGAGCATTCGCTCCAACGTATCCGCAGGAAATGTCATATCGGAATCAAACCAAAGCACGTAGTCGGCTCCCATCTCAATGGCAGTCTTGCCGAGTTTGTTCCTGGCATCATAGATAAGTGAACCAATCTGAAAAGCGACTACGCAGTCGCCCACCTTCCGAAGAGTGGCGAGCGACTGACAGAATAGTGCAGGTACTTGGTCCATAGATGGTATGGCAATTAGAATGTTCATGATGAAGTCCCTCCTGATCAATTACTTCGTAATCTTAACGAATGCGTTCGGGCCAACTACACCGATGCCGATGAACTCGGAACCGATTTCCTTAACCTTGCCGCTAGTAGCGAGTGTGAGTCTGTCCTCGACAATCTCAACACTATCCTCGCCATTAGGGAAGTTGAACATAGCACCTTCGCCAAGGTCACCAACGATGACATATGTATCACCTGTGGTAGCCGCAGAGATGGACTTGATAGTGTTATTGAACAATACTGGCAATCCCTCAAATGGGTCAGTATTGAACTTGTTAGCGTACTGTGCGGTCTTGAACGCACCCCAGGTCTGACGATTCATCATGACAACTGGGTTCTGTGCCTGATCAGATAACTCTGCCATAGCCTCTGCGATCAATCCAACGGATGCAGATGTAGCGGTGATTGCAGGAACACCTACGCAAGTAGAAGTTGCCTCTGTACCGCAGGCATCAATCTTCGCAATCAAAGTATCAACTGCCTTCTTCGCAATCTGATGAACCAACTCATCATATACATACTGCAAGAAAGCGGCACCACGAAGGTCTGCGGCCTCCTTGGTAATGGAAATCCACTTGAGGATAAGTACTGGAGTGATATCAACAGTACCAAGTACCAAGGTCTCCTCGTCAA